TAATATCCCTGCCGAAATATGGTTACGTCGAGATATTAGCATGCAAGCAAAAGCTTTATGGGCAGAATTAAGATCTCTTCACAGTAGTGAACATGGGGGCTGCTTTGCTTCTGAAGAATATCTTTGTGAGTTTCTACAATTGAAACGCCGCCGTTTCTACCAAGTCCTTAAAGAACTCAAATTAGCTGGTTTAATGGAATTGGTAAATTTTAATGGACGACGTTCAGTTCGAAGAGCACTTGTACCATTAGTTGAATATGGTACTCCTCCCAAGAAAAGTACAAAATCGCACAGCAGTAGTGCACAAAAGTGCACACCAGACGTGCGGGATCCTGCACTCGCACCTTATATAGAGAATAAAGAAGAGAATATTATGTCCGAACCTTCGTTCGGACTTGCTACCTTCTTTTTCGAAAAGTTAAAGGAGATCAACCCCAAGATACGAAAGCCGGATCTCATCAAATGGGCTCAAGAGATTCATCGATTGCTTCATAGTGATGAGCGTTTAGAAATAGAGGTTAAAGACGTAATCAATTTTATTGTAGCTCAGCATAAAAACCCCAAAGGAGATTTTACATGGTCTAAAGCTGTAGCTTCTCCACAAAAACTTCGTCAACACTTTGCTCGTATCTGGATGGATATGCAATCCGGGATACCCAAAGAAAAATCTATCAATTCCCCCGAAACTATTTCCCCTTCTGAGATGTCCAAGAGGAACAATTTGGCATACGCTTTAGAAAAAAAGAATAGAGATGCTCTAAAGAGAGATGTTTATATCAATGCTATGAACGATCACTTGGTATGTGGAAATGATAAATTATATTATTTAGATATTAAATTTTACGAACTTTTAGATCATTTAATCAGAAAATATCAACTTAAAAGGTAGTTATTTATGAGCAAAATAGATAATTCATTACAAGAATTAAATTGGACTATAGACAATAGCAGTAAGATGGACTTCCCTCTATTCCTGCTAAACTTAAGACGCTCTCTTACTATTACTCGTGAGACTGTAGCAAGCGATTTAGGGATGTCTTATTTAAAACTATTTCATTTGGAAAATGGTGATTTTCTTCGTTTACCCACTGAAGAGCTGCTCACTAAAATTTCCGAATATTATGGCTGTTCTCTTGATGTTTTAAAGCATAAGGCTCTTGACTTTGTGAATACTAAACATTTCACAAAACCAAAAAAGGTATATGCATGAAAGAGATTATTATTGGATTAACTATTTTCTTTGTATTGTGTTTTGCATTCCTTCTTTTTGTGGCTCAGTTCTTATGAGAATTATAATTCACGGTGAACCCATAGCCAAGAAGAGGCATAAATGTGCCTGTATAGGCGGTAAGCCTCGAGCTTATGATCCTCAACTCAAAGATGAGATGGATGCCATTAAAAATAAAATGAAGGTAGCCATACGGGAGGCTTTTGATAGCGACGATAAGGGAATCGTTATGGATGCCTCTAATTTGGCCTCAGCTCAATCTTATGCTGTTGGCCTACTCTTTGTATTCCCCATTAATGATCGTTCAACCAATTCAAAGGAAATAGCCTTAAACAATGCCAAGCTTTGGGGATTAATTCCTCATATTTCTAAACCAGATGGTGACAATTTAGAAAAACTCTATTTCGATTGTGGCAATGGCATCTTATGGGAAGATGATTCGCAAATCACTAAATTATTATTTAAAGAAAAAAAATATGGGAGCAATCCCCGAACGGAGATTACTATATTGAAAAATAAAACACCTACTTTATCAACTAAGGCAGAGAATGCCTTAAAATATATTTCCCCTCAAAAGGTGCACTTACTTATTGATTATGCTTCCCATTTACTTTCTTTAAGTATTAACAATTTAACCATTACGAAAGCAGATGATTTATATTTGAATGCTACAGACTTAGAAGAGTTAGGGAATTTCATTTATGATATGGCAAATGCTTTTGGAGATGAATTTAAACGTATTAAAAAAATGGCTATAGATGGCTAATAAATGTAATAATGGATTTTATACTTTATATTGGATACCTCTTTTTGCTCTTTGGGGCTTGCTATGCTTTTGTTTGTATGAGGGCAACCAGATAAATCAAGATATTAAAAAAATTAGTAGTAGAAAATACTCAGATATGATTAAAGAAAGTAATGATATCTCACATACTTAAAATATATTTAATTTTCTTTTTAATAGGATATTGAATGGACAAACGAATCGAAATATTTTTAGGAGATGAAGGCAGCGAATTATCTCAACATGTTAATGGTTTTTTACAAAGAACTAATGGCAAATTACATGATGTTAAATGTTCTTTGGCCCATGCGCATTATGATTATGATGAAGATTTATATGTCCCAATCTTAGCTGTATGTTTAGTTTATACACCAGAAACCAATGAGGAATAATGAATAGAGTTAAATGCTTTGAAAGTAATTCTTTTGATTGTTTAGGAAGAAGGATAGATGCTTTTCTAGTGGCAGCTTGTGCCAAGCTTATTAGCTTACTTCCCCTAACGACAAGTACTTCAAAAGTACATAGAGCAATAATAATTTATCAAAATAAACCCCAAAAGGCGCCAATGAAAAAATCAATGAAAGAAAACAAAGTTAAAAAGGTCATGAAAGAATTTGGAGAAGAAAAACTCCATAGCGGAAGCAAGAAAGGCCCTATTGTGAAAGATAAGAAACAAGCATTAGCGATAGGGTATTCCGAAGCTAAAAAGAAAGGAAAGAAATAATGGATAAAGAAATACGGGGTATTGAAAAGAAAATCAAGAAGGACACCAAAGGCGAAGAGAAATCTCTTAAGAAGCTAGAAAAAGCTGATAAAAAACGGGATAAGGTTTGCGAAAGGGGTGAGAAAATGATGAAGAAGAAAGGAAAGAAATAATGGCAGAGAAAAAGAAATGGATTCAAGGAGCCATAAAAAAACCTGGCGCTTTACATGAATCATTAGGAGTCCCTGAGGACAAGAAAATACCCGCCAGTAAATTAAAGAAGGCTGAGCACTCTAAAAATCCAACTACTCGAAAGAGAGCCAACTTAGCGCAAACACTTAAGAAAATGCATAAGAAATAATGAATGAGCAATTTTGGAAAAAGGTTTACGATAAACTTGATCATTATAAAGGCTATTTTTATATTTTTGATCGCTTTTGGTTTTTATAAATTGAAATTTAAGCTAATGGATATTAAATTGGCTCTAATGAAACAACTCAGAGGTAAATAATGGCTGCACCCAAAGGTAATTGCTTTAATCCAAAAGGACGTCCTCAGAAAGAAATAAACTGGGACGAATTTGAACAGATGTGTGCATGGCATTGTACCCAATATGAAATAGCATCATTTTTAAAAATGCATCCTGATACTTTACGAGATCATGCAATTGAACATTATCAAGAAGATTTTTCCAGTCTCTATAAAAGATATGAAGCATGTGGAAAATGTTCTTTAAAAAGATCTCAATATAAAATGGCTGATACTAATCCAACTATGTCAATATGGCTGGGAAAACAATATTTAGGACAACGGGAAACTCCTCTTGAAAATATCATTAGCGAACAGATAGCAAAACCATTTGAAGCGATTATGTCTCTGTTAACCAATCTTCAATCATCTACTCGTAAAGACGCAGATACTAATAGTAATACTGATACCAAATCCGCATGATTAACAGGCATTAGCATCATATCTACTGGCATTTGTTGGATGCGTTCAATGTGATGCTGAACTATCTCAATTAGTTCTTGGCGTGTTAGCTTTGGGGCATTTTCATCTGTAACATTTTTGTTACTTTCTTCTTCATTCATAAAATATCTTCCCTTTCATCATATCTAAGAACAATTGTGTTTCTGTTTTTTCTGGATGCTCAAAGCGATAAATGCCTGCAAAAGTTGCTATAATCAAAAGAATCGCTAATAAAAAGAGAGGAATGAATAATTTCATTCCTCTCCCTCGACGGATTGTTCCGTTTCTTCTTCATCCATTTTCATGTACCTTTTTAAGTTCAGTTTCTAGGTGGGCATCATTCCACGCTCTTACGGCTTCCGCTATGGTGTGATTGAGTAAGGTTAATGCCTCTTCTTTCGAGGAAGTTTGCTCAATAGCTATTTGAATTACTATACCCATTAGAAGACTCATTTTATATATAGATAATAGATCATCATTTTCATTTACTGCCTTTTTGATTTTATTTATAAATTTTTCCATCGTCATATGATCTTTAATCATTATTGTAAGCCTCCTTTAATAGCTCTTGCACCTTCATCCAATCCCCCGCTACACCCATTATGAAATCATATTCACTTTTGCAGAATTGCACAAGCTTACCCTCGGGCATTTCTGGGGGTAATACAATGTAATGACATAGTGCGTCTGAGGGGAGTATGCGCACTGCAAAGAGTTTAGTTTGTTTCATTATCCTCATCCCATTGATACGTATTGACTATTCTTCTTAATATTTCCGAACATATCCACGCTAAAGTATCCGAGGGTTGATTGTCATTATCTTCTAAAAAAAGTCTTAATTCTTTATTCGTATAGTCTTTCAAGGGCTTCGTAAAATCTGCAATAGGCTTAGTGGGCTTCATACTTAAAATTCTTCTTTACAGTTTTAAATTGATTCTTTCTCTTTTTCATATTCAAAATTGAGTGGTTTAATTTCTTTTATATCTTTTTCTATAGAATTCAAAAGATCTAATATCTTTTTCATTATTTCTTCAAAGCTTTCTATAAATTCTTCTCTTTCACTCATATTCATAAATACCCCTTGTCATATCTGACGTAATTTATTATATAGCATATTATGACACTTCCTCTGTCCCCTAAGCAACTAGAATTTATCATAAATAGCACAGCCCATTGGAATCTTGCCCATGGGGCTGTTTCCACGGGCAAAACTATTGGTACTACCTTTCGTTTTATGCAAGCTGTAGATGCTTGTCCCGATAGTGAAATAGCCATGATTGGCAAGACATCCACAACGCTATTTAATAACGTTATCAACTTATTATTTGAATCTAAGGAACTGGCTATATTCCGCCCATTTTGCACATGGATGCCAAGCAAGCGTGAACTTAAGTTCAAAGATAAAACTATTACCACATATGGGGCGAAAGATGAGGGAGCTGTCCAGCTCATTCAAGGTCGTTCATTATCACTTGCATTATGCGATGAGATGACATTGTATCCTGAATCATTTGTACACATGCTAGATACTCGTTTGCGTAAGTCCCATTCAATGGGATTCGCAGCCATGAACCCATCGCACCCTAACCATTTGATTAAGCAATGGATTGACAAGGGAGATGCGGGAGACAAGAACTACTATTCACTCCATTTCGTGCTTGAAGATAATCCCTATCTCACTGATGACTATAAATCACGTATTAAGAATAGCCTTTCTGGCGTATTCTACAAGCGCAATTACCTTGGCTTATGGTGCCTTGCAGAGGGTGCTATCTTTGATTTCTTTGACCGTGCTTTACATGTAGTTAAAAAGCCTACTCGTTGTGCCGAGTATTGGATAGCCGGCATAGACTATGGATTTAGCAATAACTTTGCATGTACTTTAGTGGGTATTAACACGGGAATATCAATACAATCTAACCCTCTACGGTGGGTAGAAAAGGAATATGTGTGGAATAGTAAGAAGATGCAACGGAGCAAAACCAATAATGAATACGCGAGAGATGTTTTCAATTTCCTTGAACCCTATGGTGTAAAGCAGATTTACATTGACCCATCGGCAGCTGCATTCAAATATGAATTGCAAAAGATGGGTTTACATGTATCCGAAGCTGATAATGACGTACTTAATGGGGTTTCATTCATGACATCAGAGCTTAAGTATGGCCGTTTAGAGATATGTCAAGATTGCCCAAATTTGATAAAAGAGATAGAATCTTACGTATGGGATCCAAAGCAGTCCGAAAGGGGGGAAGATGCCCCCTTGAAGAAAGATGATCATTGCTTGGATGCATTGCGCTATGCCATTTATACCCATAAGATAGCGCAGTATAAGCCTTACAAGAGTGTGCAGGCTAATGATTATTTAAATAATCGCTTTCAATCAAGAGGAAGGACTTTTTAATGGAATGGATTAGCGTAAAAGATAAAAAACCCCTTTTTGGTATTAAATATCGATATATTTTTCTTAATGGGAAAGGAGAAGTAACAATGGGTTATGCATATGATCCCGAAGAAGGCTGGGATACAGGAGCAGAGAAAACAATTTGGATATCTGATTTAGATCGACAAACTAATGAGATAGCCAGTCATTGGATGCCATTACCTTTGCCTCCCGAGATAGAGAATGGAATGGATTAGCGTAAAAGATCGATTTCCATCTAATGAGGAATATTACCTTGTCACTGATGGTACTGATAGGATAGCAATTGCTTGCTTTTGTGTTCAGAAGAATTCATTTTGGCCTGATAATTTGGATGATAATTATATTGATTGTTACTATAAAAATTATTGGGAAGAATTTGAAGTGGATAATATAACACATTGGATACCTTTACCTTTACCCCCCGATATAAAATGACCCCTCACGAAGCATGTGACTTATTAAATAATCTCACCGATAAATGGACATTGGACTTTGCTCCTGAGGCTTTTTTTTTATATTTTAATGATAAGAAATGGCTTCTAGAGAAAATAGTAGAAAATATTTTATCCAATGAATCAATAAATAGAGAGTCTAAATCTTTATCTAAAGACAATAACTCCAATTGATATAATAAAATATTTAGTATAGCATCTGGTAAATGGCTTTACATTTTATCTCATAAACGTTGAATATTACTTCTTGTTCCATTATAATTGATGCATGAAAACTTGCATAAAATGTAATTTAGAAATAAATCGTCCTCGTTCCAATATATGTATTCCTTCTCGTGATAAAGCGATAAAAATAAAATATTGGGAAAAGAATCGAGACAAAATAAAAGCATATCAACGTTCTTATAGAGAAGCTAACAGAAAGATTTGCTATATTCGTTCCCGAATATCTGCTTCAAAGAAAGTCGAACAATATCGTCTCACTCGCCTCAAAAATTATCGAAAAAAACATGGGATTCCTTTAGATGACCCATTCCGAAAAAGAAAAGCGGGTGAAGGAACAATCGATGCTAGTGGTTATAAAACAATTACGGTTCGAGATCATCCTAATAAAATGGATGAAAGAGGAAGAATCCGTGAACATGTTTTCCTAATGTCACAACACCTAAATCGTCCTTTACGAAAAGGCGAATCAATTCATCATAAAAACGGTGATAAATTAGATAATAGAATCGAAAACCTTGAATTATGGCATAAAGGTCAACCTGGTGGACAGCGTATAGAAGATAAAATCAAATGGTGTATTGAGTTTTTAACTGAGTATGGGTATAAGGTAATAAAACAGTAATAATTATTTTTTTGGAGGTAATTACGGCTTTTTATTACCCACCCTGGAACAATGCTTTAGAACCAAGTCAAGGTAATGTAAGGCAATGGTTAGATAATCTTTATTCGAAATTTCAACCGCTGGAACAAAGCCGGCTCTCCGCCCTCTACATTAAGTTGTAGGGGGCGTGAGGGCTATAAAAATTCTTTGGAATCAATCCAATATAGATACTCTTTTTTATGCTGGCTCCCAAACCTTTGTAAATCGTTATTTTAACTTCTCCCCTACTACTTCTTATCAGCAGTACTATTTCAACCTGTGCCAACAGCCTATCAATATGATAACTGGCTATGAACGCCAGCATCGTAAGCAATGGATGTACCAAGCTACAGAGGGAGCAGATCCCCAAACATGCGACCAATATACTAAACTCATTATCCACGAAGCAAATGCGGGAGCTTTACATGAACAAAAGAGTAAAGCAAAAGAACTCGCTGCCATTTCTGGCATGGTACTAATGCAGCCTTATCTTGATTATACTGGCAATGATGCAGCGCAGGGTGAACTTAAGCTTAAGATATGGGAATACAACGCCTTTCTTGTTGATCCCTATTTCCGTAACGCAGATATGAGTGATGCTCAATTTGTATGGTGCCAAGAATACATAAGCAAGAAAGAAGCGGAAGCCCGTTTTCCCGATAAAGTAGAAGCCATAACACCCATGGCTGGTACACCTCAAAGATATGGTAGCTTCTATTTCCTTCCAGAGAACTACAACATGGCACGTAATGACCTCATGGTCCTTAGCTATGTATGGTACAAATGGAAACGCAAGAAGAAGCGGCTTTACAGCGCAAGAAACAACCAATTCTTTGATTTTAGTGGGGGTGAGGAAAACCTCGATCAAATACTCCAAAATATACCCGATTTAGAAATGGTAACAGTTGACGTACCAACTTGGAAACTAGCCGTAGTACTTAATGACCAACTTATGTTTCAAGGAGATAATCCCCTTGGTTTTGATGGTTGCCCTTTTGTGCCCTATTTCTGGAATTATGAACCCCATATTAATTACTACGATTTACGGGCACGTTCTCTTATCCGCACTATGCGTGATCCTCAATTCTTGTTTAACTACAAGATCATCACAAATAATGACATCGTAGCAGCTACAATTAATGCTGGTTGGAAGCGTAAAGTAGGTGCGGTAGCCAATGAAGATAATCTTAAGAAATCAGGCCAAGGATGGGATGTCCTCATAAATGAGGGCTACGATATGACCGATTGCGAGAAGCTCATCCCTAGCGCGGTCCCTGAATCGGATTTAGCCCTAGCCCAACAAATGGCTGATTTAATTTTCCAGACATCTGGAATCAACTTAGAGAACTGGTCTGGGCAAAATGACAAGCAGATATCCAGCCTTACAATGCTGATGAAACAAGCAGCCAATTTGATGGTATTTCAGAAATACTTCGATCAATGGGATTATGCTGATAGAGTAGTGGGAGAACGCCTATTGCAGATAGTGCTCAATAATTGGAATGCTGAAAAGGTGAAACTCATTATTAATGAAGAGCCAACCCCTTTCTTCTATAGCAAGATATTCACTCGCTTTAACACTATTGTTGAAGAAGCTGATCTAACGCCTACACAACAGAACCTACAAGCTCAACAAATGATGGATATGAATGCAGCGTTTGGGCGTGAAGTGTTCCCACCATCGAAGGTCATTCCTAAGCTCAATATTACTGGTAAAGCCGAGATTATGCAGTTCTTAGAGCAACAAGAGCAACAAGCACAAGCAGCACAACAAGAAGAGATGAACTTGGCGCATACATTTGAAGAAGCTAAACTGAAAGAGCTTTATAGTAAAGCCATGGCCAATCTTGCAACAGCGCGTGAAAGACATGGAAGAGCGGAAGCAGATATCGGACTCTTTGAAGAACGTTTAAGCGAGATCACACGTAATCGTGCATTAGCCACTAAAGACAAAATGGAAGCACTTGAGAAAATGGTTGATGTCATTGCCAAGTTTGGGGAAATTGAAACGATGCTGAAATTGCATGACATAGAGAACTTTGACCATAATCAAGCAGCATTTGAAGATGAAGAAAAGGCTGATGCCAAGCGTACTGCTATGAGCAATGATTTTTTAAATCAGTTAATGGGTGGTATGAATCAACAACCATCTCAACAAAATCCTCAGCAGATGGAAGAACAAATGCAAGAAATGGCATAAAGAATTCTTGGATTTATATATTAGGGATGCTATAAAACAGTTAAATAAAAGAAAGTCTATCAGGACTTAAGGAGCAATTAATGAGCGGACGAAAAATTAATGATCATTCTAGCTGGATGGGAAAAGGAGCTAATGGTTCCGTATTTCCTATGGGAGCTAAAACAAAGAATGAAAGCTCGGCAGAAGGTGCTGGGGCTGTTATGAAATACGCGGATACTACAGAAGAGATTAAATCTATGCAAGTTGCTGGTGCAGGCCAGATTAAACGTAGACCGCTTAAGCCTGGTACAAGAAACTAATTAAGCAGTCGGTTACATTTTGTAATTGACTGCCCTTTTATGAGGCCTTATGAAGTCTAATCCCCATTTTAAACAGCCTAATGCTATAAAAAAGCAAGAGCCCGAATGCAAACCCAAAGATGGGAAAGCTTCTTTTTGGCAATTTAAAGCACCTGAATACGATCAACGCTCTGGCCCATGGATTAGTGCCGGTACTAATTATGGTAAAGCCATCAATCAACCCGTAGGCCATGAAGGGAATCCTAAGACAAGAGTGGATGTGCTTCCATTTGGTCGTCCTCCGACCATGGATACAGACGAAGTGATATAATGGCTAAAAAGCCCAGTACTAAAGTCAACCGTAAAATTGCCCATACTTCCCGCTCTCCTAAAGGTATTGGTGATTTCTACGGTACAGGAATTGTACAACCATTAGGGCGCATGCGTAGTGGTATGGGACAAGAGACATTATCTCCCAAAAAGCTCAAGAAAGCTCCTAAATCACTTGCATAGACTTCTCTTAGCCACCACAATCAATTGTTTTGATTTCTTTTCACGAATTGCTTCATTTAAGATAGCCATCATGATATTTTTGGCTTGTTCTTCACTATAATCATCTGGGAACGGCTCTTCTAGCTGGACTTTATTATGTCTATATTGATCGATACTCCATCTTACCCAATTTGAATCGCATACATTTTCTTTTTTGTATTGATTCCATGTTTCTTGAGGTGGTAATAGCCAACATATTTCTACTATATCGGTATGTGATTGTGCCCTGAAAAGGTATGAATTAGGCTCAGCAAGAGGCTTTAATATCCGTGGTTGCCATAAAAGTCGCTGGGTTACTCCATCATCATGCGTGCGGGGATGAGCAAATAGATAAACATAAGGGCATTTCTCTTGTATTTTCAATGAATCGGGATTTACTTTCAGACAATCATCAGCTCCTTGCCATATAACGGCTGACTGACCTTCAATAAAATGTTCTAATCTGTCATGTGCTTCTAATCTATTTAATTTCATAGTTTTCACAAATCCTTAATTAGTATATATAAAATTTTAACTTGTCTAAATAAATCCAACCGCACCCAAGCGTTAAAGGGAAAGGATAAATATGTCAATTGAAATTAATAATGAAGTACCTACTCAAGAAACTAAACAAAATGATAAAGAGTTTAATTTTCGTGCTTTAGAAAGCAAATACCAAAGGCAACTGGAACAAGAACGTCTTGAAAAGGAAAGATATGCAAGAGAGTTAGAAGACCTCCGTCAAACCAAAGCTAATGCAAAGAGCGAAGAAGAAGATGAAGATGATGGAGAACCTTACGTAGATAAAAAGAAGCTTAATAAAACTCTCAGCAATTTTGAGAAGAGAGTAGAGGACAAAATTGAGAAGAAAGCCGAAGAAAAAGCACATAAGATATACGAAAAGCACAAGCAAGAGACGTGGATACGCCAAAACCCCGATTTTTATGAAGTACTACAGAATAATGCTGAGAAAATTATGGAAAAGCATCCCCATCTCGCGGAGACTATTCTTGAGATGCCTAATAATTTTGAAAGGCAAAAGCTGGTATACCAAAATATTAAAGCATTTGGTCTCGACAAGCCGGAAGTAAAAGCACCCTCTATCCAAGAGAAGATCGACAGCAACCGTAAAAGCCCCTATTATCAACCATCGGGGATTGCCCCTGCTCCTTACTCATCTGTGGGTGATTTTAGCGCTGGGGGGCAAAAGAATGCCTATGCCAAGATGAAAGAGCTACAGGCTCGTTTACGTATGTAGTTTTAAAATGCTGGTATAGCTCAATGGCAGAGCGGCGGTTTTGTAAACCGTTAATGGGAGTTCGATTCTCTCTATCAGCAGCATTCTATATAGAGTGAATATCAAACTTATATTCAATTTCAAGTATAACTGAGTATAAGTTTCTATGAGAGACATTTCATTTTATTCTTCTTTTCCTAGAATTAGGATTGTTTTCTCCTTTTAGTGAACAAGATCGACAACGGAAGCTTAATTTGTTCAAAATTTTGAAGCGTGAAATTCTAGTTTTTTTACCACAATCACAAACACAAAAGTATCTTATACCTGTAGATTTATCTTCATCTAAACCCAATATTGTTAAGTTTTCATATTTGGTGCCTACTATTTCTAAAAGATTAGGATTTTGGCGTTTAATTGGCAATCGATTGTCTTTAAACATACTTATAAACTCAATTTCACCATATTTTTCTATTGCTCTTTGGAATTGTTTTCTAGTGAATCCTATATATTCTATAAGTTGTGCTTGGCATATTTCTCCAATATGAGTTTTGTAAATTTTATTATTTCTTTTATTTCTGTGATTGTTTTTTGGAGAAGTCCAGCGGCAATTTTCCTTAAAGTATCCTTTGTCATTATCAATTCTATCTAAATGAAATGTATCATCAGGTCTAAGCCCTACATCTTCACAAAATTTGTTAAAATCCTTCCACTCTTCACAAATAGTAATTCCTCTTCCACCATAATTTTTGTATTGCTTATTAGCTGGTCTAGTACATCTATAAAGAATACTAGTCCAAATTCGATATAATCTAACAATTTCAGCAGGTAAAATATTCATTGACATATATAAAGTTAAAATTTTATATTTATATTTTCGATACCAGATCGTAAAGGGGTTGCGTAATAGCGAATGTCGCGGGTTCGCTGGAAAATGAAAAAGGATGTAGTACGTATCGTCCGCGGATCATTTTCTAAAGTAGTATAAATCATACGACATTTAAGGTAAACATATGTCTATTACTACTACAGGGAATTTGGGTCCGATGATCCTGCAATCACTAGCTCCAGCTATGCTTTACGTGCCCACTCCCACCATGAATAACATTATCGTCTGCGATAAAGTTAGTATGCCAGCGAATGGTGGTACTACATGCAGATTTATGCGCCCACGCGCATTACAACCGCCCACAATTCAGTTGGGTAACTCGGGGATAGATCCCCCAGCACAAATCCCACAGCGCGATAAACTTAATGTCGCGGGTAAATTCTCTCTGATTGACTCGGAAGCCCGATGGGGTGACGAGGCGCAAGCTTTATTAGCAGCGTGAACGACTGAGCGAGAGAACTCATTATGAGATGCAACAGTCTAAACACAGCGAATAGAATGAAGGCTGTGAGAGAAATCCGAAGAGGTTTCTCCGCCATGCAACTGGGTCATAAAAGTAATAGTTTGATTATCGATGCTCAAATGGCATTTTTCGGTACGGGATGTATCATAAATGAGCAGGTTATCCTGCAAGACCAAGAGGGTATTTTAAAAGTTGCAGCATAAATTAATCATTTGTGCGTAAATAATACACCATGATATGATTTTCCGAAAATGGAGTCAATCATGAAAGAAGATATAGAAATGGCATATATAGCAGGTATTTTAGATGGAGACGGAAGCTTTTCAGTTTTGAAAAGCCATAACTCTTATCATCCATGCATACAACTCAGTAATGCATTCAAAGGAATGTCTGAATATTTATTTGATAAATTTCAAGGATCAAAGAGAATAAAAAAACCTCAACAAATTCATCATAAAGTTCTTTATGTTTGGTCTGTGCGAGGATTAAAGTCTGCTAAAAATGTTTTAGATAAAATTATTCCATTTCTTATCTTAAAGAAGGAAAGAGCAAAATACATGTTGGATTTTATAGATAAATCCAACATTAAAAAATTAGACCTCATTGAAGGGGAGCGAACAAATTTAAAAATGAAAAATCATAATAGAAACTGCTTATTAGAAAGTGGAATTCTTTGTGATCATACACTAAATTGTTCCGAAGATCCTATTTTTTGGTCTTATTTTGCTGGAATTATTGATACTGAAGGATCTTTTTCTATTAAAAAAGAAAAACCTCATTCAGGAAGTATCAATCTAAGATATAATCCAGTTATTCAACTTACAATGGTTCCTATTGATTGTATAAATTTCATTAGAAAGAATTGTTCTTTAGGTAGTTTTTGTATACCTAAAGCCATTTGTACAACCAAGGGATTTGCTTATAAAATGTCAATAATAAGTAAAAATCAATGTGTTGAATTTGTGAATAAAATTCTTCCATATTTACGTTATAAAAAAGAACAAGCTTTGACATTACTAAAATTTTGTGAAAATTATAGTTCGACTAAGCATTGTAGAGGTGGCATTCCTAAAGAAATATTAGGATTTCGAGAAGAATGTTATCAACAAATGAGAAAATTAAATGCATAACACGCTCTCTTAGCTTGATGTAAATGGTGTTAGCTTGGGTCAGTGAAAGATTGGCCGTAAGCATGCGTCAAGCCGAGGATAGAATTTGTCCTCGATAAACTTTCTCTGATTGACTTGGAAGCCTAAATCGAAAGATATGGCGACAAGGCGGAAGGCTTAGCCCACCGTGAGAGACTGAGTGAGAAAGCCTAGAAATAGGAAGCGACAGTCCGAACA